CCTTTGCCAGTGTTTTCAGCTACTCCATATATAAAGTGTGCCATAGTTTAGTCCTCCTTTTTAAGTTTGTATATCATAGATTAACTCTGAGTCAAAGTCTTAACATTAACTGCTGTTGTTTCTCCAGTAAATTCTTCTGTGTTTGTTAGCCCTGTAAATGGTGACGGAACCAATCCTCCAAAAGCAGACGCTGATGTTGTTGTTCCTTGCACCGATCCACGTATTCCATATCTTCCTGTTCCTAAACTAGGTCTTGTTGACCAAGCAGTTCCATCATACGCTTGAGCTCTAGCTGTTTGTGTTGAAGCTGGGCCAGAAGATCCCCCAAAAATAAAATTATCTGTTTGTGTTCCTGCATATCCCATCCATTGTTGAGCAGCAATTAAAGTTGCAGGACCAGTTGTCCAAGAAGAACCATCATAGAATTGTGTTAGATCTCTTATTGATCCACCATCTGGACCATACCCACCACTAACTATTGCTGCAGTTTGAGTACCACCTCCACCACATTGTTGCACTCCTGTTGGCATAGCGGTTTGATTTGTCCATGAACTTCCATCATATTCTTCAGTCGCTCCTACAATATGTGGAGGACTTCCTGGTGCTGAACCATATCCTCCCATCATAACGACTGAATTAAAAGGTGATGCTGATGAAGCAGAAGCACTTTGCCTTTTAACATTTAGAGCTGGAGCTGATGACCAACTGCTTCCATCAAATGTAATAGTATTAGCTGATGGCGTTCCTACTGGATTTTGTCCAGACATAGACATAGCTGCCGTTTGTGAACCAGTTCCTGCTTGAGAATTTAAAGTCTCAGGTGTATTTCCTGTTTCACTCCAAGAAGTTCCATCGTATTTTTCTGTGTTTGTAGTATTTCCTGGAACAGTATATCCACCAGCTGCAAGAGCTGAATCTTTTCCTCCAGCTGATGCAAATCTAGCTCGACCTGTATTCATTGCAGCAGCACTCGCCCATGCCCCAGCTGTAATAACGTTTACTGATCTAGTAAATTCTTCTGTTGTATCTATGTCAGTACCAGGTTGTGTGTTACCACCCATAGCAACTCCTGCTGTTGATGAACCTATTTGACCTGATTGATTTTCTTTTCTTGCAGTTGCCATATCTGCTATTTCTGACCATGAGGTTCCATTATAATTTTCTGTGTTAGCTACTGTAGAACCTGTATCTCCACCAAAAGCATAAGCACTTGATTGTGGTCCAAAACCACTTAATCTTTCTCTCGCTGTGTTTAAACTTGGTCCGCTCGTCCAATTTGTTCCGTCATAAAGTTCTGAACTTGATATTTTAGCTGGAGCTGGAGTATGACCTCCAAAAGTTATACCTGCAGTTAATATTCCATCCCCTGCTCTCTCAGCACCATTTGTAGGGTTTGTGTTTACTGTTGTCCAATTAGTTCCGTCATATTCCTCTGTTGTAGTTCCTTGACCTGGTTGTCCTCCCGATATCACATTAGCTGTTTGAGTTCCAAAAGCAGCTTGACCAGAACGAGAGGTATTCATATTATTAACACTAGTCCAAGATGTTCCATTGTACTCTTCAGTGGCGTTTGTAACAGCGGTTATAAAACCTCCAGAAATTATTCCAGCGGTTAATGTTCCTCCTCCGCCTCCACCTCTTCGAGTGGTGTTTATATTTCCTCCACTTGAAAATCCTGATCCATTATACTCAAAAGTAGAATTAACATTTGTAGATCCATCATTACCACCTGCAGTAAAAGCAGCAGTTTGTATACCACCTGGCATTGCCGCTTTTTTAGCAGAAATCATTGACGATGCACTAGCCCATGCTTCATTAACCAATGTGGTTTTAAAAGTATCACTGGTTGTGTTGTACCAAACTTGACCTTCAGAAACTGATTCTGTTGGATCAGTCGTTACTGCCTGAATTGATCGTCCATGTATTTTTCTATATGTACTCATAATTAACTCGTTGTAAAATCTGTTACGTTACCAGCTATTGTTTCTGCTGTAAATTCTTCTGTTGCTCCCGTCCATGGTGGTGCATTTCCACCTGCTGCTAGAGCTGCAGACGCTGTTCCTCCTCCTGCTAAAGCATGTCTTGCAGTTCCTAAACTTGGTCTTGTGGACCATGAGGTTCCATCGTATCCCTCAGTTGTTCCTGTATTTGATGGTGTATTTCCACCAAAAGCAAGGACAGCTGTCTGATCTGGTGAGTTTGTTGAACCAGCAGTAAAATTTCTACCAAGATTTAAACTACCACCAGTAGTCCAATTAGTTCCATCATATTCTTCTGTTTCAGTAGTATCTCTATTAGGATTAGGGTATAGGTCTCCACCAAAATAAACAGCCGATGTTTGAATTCCTCCAGCCCCTACAGTTCTTCTTGTTGTGCTATTAGTATTTGCTACTGACCAAGATGATCCATCATACTCTTCTACAAGGTTACTCGCTGTATTTCTAGGCTGTGCTCCCATTGCAACTAAACTAGCAGTAGTTGTTCCTACCCCTGCCAAATAAGTTCTTGCACTATTTAAAGATGGTAATGCAGTCCATGAACTTCCATCGTAAGCTTCAACTGTAGTTGATCCAGAATCAGGAGGCGGAGTTCTTCCTCCCGCAGCAATTGCTGCTGTTTGAATACCAAGAGTTCCACAATTATATCTTGAAGTACCTAAATTATTTTGTTCAGTCCAACTTGTTCCATCATATTCTTCAACAGCATTTTGAACGGATCCGTTATAACCAGCAACAACTAAACCTGCGGTTTGTAATCCACATCCATGAATATAAGCTCTTGCTGTATTTAAATTATTACTACTTGCCCATGCTGCAGCAGTTACTACATTTGTTGAAACATTGTACTCTTCGGCCTTTGTATTACCATAATCACCACTTGGTGAGTCAGTTGGAGAATAACCTCCTCCAAAAATTCCTGCCGTGTTTCCTGAAATCCCACCAGCTGCTTGTCCTGTTAAGGCTCTTGGTGATGATAGTGTTGCAGGGCTTGCTGTGAAAGACGTTCCATCATATTTTTCTACAGCAGTTAAATAAGTTGTTGGTGGATTTGATCCTCCAGCTATAAGAGCAGCTGTCTGTGCTCCAAAAGATCCTCCGTATGCTCTAGGAGAACCCATGGTATTACCTGATGTCCAAGAAGATCCATCGTATTCTTCACTTGCATTTGTGTCTTGTCCACCCAGACGTAATCCTGCTGTTTGAGTTCCTGTTATTGCATTGTAATAGTTAACAGGATTTGAAGTAGTTAGATCACCACCTGCTGTCCAATTCGTACCATCATATTCTTCAGTTGATTTTGTTCCAGCAGGGCCTACATAACCACCACAAACCAGACCTGCAGTTTGTGGACCTGCACCCTCCATACCTCTTCTAGCTGTTCCTATATTATTAACAGAAGTAAAAGCAGTACCATTATATTCTTCAACAGCATTTAAATTTGTTGTAAGAAATCCAGAGGCAACCACTCCAGCAGTTTCAACTCCAAATCCAAACTGATTAGTTCTAGCAGTATTTAAATCACCTCCAACTGACCAATTAGTTCCATTATATTCTTGAGAGTGATTGTAAGGAGTTCCATGTGAAGGTGGGTTGGTAGGTGGAGAATATCCCCCTGCGATTACCGCTGCTGTCTGAGCACCAAATGTACCTCCACTAAAATTAGTATAAACTAATGGAGAAGCACTTGATATTGCTTCAATAATTCCTAAACCTCTAAGCTTACCATCAGTGGAGTTATACCACATCTGACCTGTTTTTGGTTCACTAGGGTTTGAAGTCACTTTCGTAATCTTCTGCCCTATTAGATCTTTATAAGCAGCCATGTATCTCCTTAATTATTCTTTAAGA